TAAGGGATCAACGCTGTTATACTACTGCACGGATTAACCCACCGCGAGGAACCATCTAAGTTTATTTACTACTTAGATAAGGAGTTAGTTGTCTTACTTTTACTCAGCAATGAGTAATACAACTCAAGCGATAGTCCACCCTGAAGCTTCTCGATCTGAACCTTGCGGTTCAGAAAGATAGGTTTCAGAGAGGGGTCTATCACGAAACGTTTCTCAATGTTCTTAATCTCCACTAAACCATCCTTTATGTTTAAAATCTCGTCCTGTTGGGCATAAAATCCCTCCAAGAAGTGATTCGCGGCATAATAGATGGGATGGTGGCGTTGTTTTACACAGTTGGATACTAGTTCTGAAGCTAGTCCACCACTTTCAACTTTGATCTGATCTATTACCTTATTAAAGAGTTTCTCTCTGTAAGATAATTTATCTGACCAAATAGACTGAACCTGTTTGTCTAACCTAGTTAGGAGTTGATTCAGATAAAGTTCTTTAACTTTCTCTGCATCGATTCCCAGCAAGCACCACGGATAACCCGAAAGGGCGCCAAGGGCTTGCTTGAAACCGAGGAAGATAGACAGGTGGAATCTTCCTTTCACACTTAAGTGAGAGAAAGATTCCGGGGCATAAAGTTCAGCCCCAGGAATTGTAATTTCCCATCTCTCTCGAATTACCCTCAACAGCTCGGGGATCATGTAAATGGTCTTTGAGCATTGAACAAGTAAGTCGGGGGAGATGCCACTCAGCTCCTTGTCTTTGAGGAAGATGCGCTTTGCAAATTCTCCAAAGACGGGTGCGTGGGTAGCAATGAAGGATTTAGAAAGGTTTATCTTAACAGATAACTCTTTCTCCATCACTTCTTGGTACTTTTCACTTACGCGCTTGTCAAAGATCATGACATCATCACCTAAAATCTGGTAATTGGTGAAGTTTGGATCACCGGCACAGAATCTCACGATGCTGTGATGGGCGAGTGTAAACACTCCCCATGAGCTTAACGCTCCCAATGGTTGTCCAACACTCCATCTAATACCTGACTTCTTAGTACTAGGTTCGTAGAAATCTCTATCAGAAATTACACTGCACCAATCTTTTCCAACCAATCTCCCGAAAAGTTGCGTAACAACGTCAACTTGGAGGGACAGGGGGAAACGATCGGTCGCTGACGATAGATCAAATGACGCACAATATCCTGAGAGTTGGGCTAAGCGCATTCCGCGTCTAAACCCATCTTCTTGGGAGTATGTTGAGTCACCGTCTATAGTCTTAAGCACACTCATGACTATGTCATGAATGGGTTTAAGTGCATTCTGAGAGAAGAAATCCAATATCGCGATGTTTCTGGTCTTTCCCGCACCTTCCGAGATCATGGATATTTTAGATAGTATAGCTGGTGAGTCTTTTATCGGACTCATCTTCTGTATCATCGTATCCAGAAGTCTCGCAAGGTCAGGGTTAGATACCTTTAACATCCTGATAACGGCCCAGTACACAGACTCACTTCGGGATAGGGCCAATGCGTCCAGGTGTGAATAAATCACAGCTGGACCATTTGGTCCCATCTTCGAACTGAAGAAGCCTGATGATGAGAGTGATCTTTGTTCAATCGTGTATTTGTTCCCTGGAAGGAATTCTAGGCCCTTTAGAAAGGTCTCGAATTCTGATCGGAATTCAGCTCTAACTGGGTTTCCGGGGGCCGTTATGGCCTCCAGATCCAGTATGGGTTGAAGGTGGAGTAGTCGCACGGTATTTAATATCGTAAGACCAATCCGCTTCTGATTACA